GCGCCTCTCACGATCATCTGACAGCAGCCCAACAAAGGGGTGTGATCAAGATGTTACAGAACGAGCCGGTTGTTCTGCTGAGTGTGAGTGCGGCGGAGATCCATCTGGGTCAGAAATGGACAACCCCGATCGGACTGCTGGCCGAGCGCGAGACCATTGAGCGACTGACAAAGGGAGAGAATGTCGTGATCAGTGAGGAGAACGATATTCTTCCTCGGCGCACCATGGTCATGAACGAGGATGGCACAAAGTCGTTGTTTCGTTTTTACGATACAACGGCCTGCCATAGCTATCACGAGATGAAGAACGGCGTGCGTGTGGCAAGCATTCCGACCACACTTCAGTTCTTCTTTGCCTACATGTATTCGGGCGCAGAGGAGGCCAACATTGCCAGTGTTCTCTGCATTGCTCAGCGACTTGTAGAGCTGGCCAACAAGAAGCCTTCTCGGCGCTTTGAAATCTTGACCCCCAAGGAATGTATTGGGGAACAAGAGACATTGACGGATATGAAGCGTAACAAGGCAAAGCTGTATTCGGATCTTGGAAAGGATAAGGCATCGGCCGAATATCTGGAATATTTCTTTACGTATGATCCCAGTGATGCATCCTCCAAGAAGAAGGCCAAGAGCGCAATCCAGAAACTCAAGGACCTCAAACCGGAGGATAGTTCCCGTTCTTGAAGTTGAGGACATACGGGGCGCCGGCTGTCGTCACGTTTCCATTGTAGGTCAGGCCCACGCATGTTGCACAGGACGCCGAACCTCCAGCCGAACTAGACGAAGCCTCCTTGATACCCTGAAGGTACTGAAGGTAATTACCGTTTCCGTTGGGAATACGAGGACGAACCGCATTCGGCGTAGAGGAATTGAACTCTTGGTAAATCTGACGCACGCGTGTCTGTGCAATGACACACGACCCATCCCGAACGCACATTCCCGTGATGCCCGATAAACTCGAACTATTTTGACCACCTGAGCTCATTGTAATGCGCTGAGAATTAAGTTCGTCCTGTGTACCAGGTCAAGTCAAAGTACTGGGGGCCCGCTGGTGTTGCGCGCAGATCGTCCTTGGGAACATTCGATGTCAGAGCAGCCACTTCGCCTGCTGACAAGGAACGCGGAGTATACTGGAGGTTTGACAGAACACCGTCCCATCCGGCCTCAGCCACGCCGCCGGCCTTGACCGTCTCGTCATTCTGCTTGGGAAGCTGAGAGAAGGAGTGGTGCTGGCGAATAATGCCGTTGATGTAGACGTCCATCGCGTCTTGATCTACGATGATCGCAAAGTGCACCCACTTGTTGGCCGGTATATTGTCAATCAGAACCGTCTCCGCTATATCCGCATACGTATTGACGGCAACCAAGAGCGAATTGGAGGTGGTGTCCAGGTAGAGACCCGGGCAGTCTCCCTTGGTAAAGATCGTCCGCTTCTTGCCATAGTTAAATGTGAAATCATTCACGAGAACCCAGCCGGTGTAAGAAAACGTGGCACCTTGCGGCTGATTGAAGGATCGGTCAATTGTAACGGATGCCGTCTGTACTTGCTTGCCCGAGATGGACCCGGGGAAAATGTCAACTGCATCTGACTTCTTTGCCTGCGGCGTCAGCACTCGCCAGATGATGATGACGACAATGACAAGGACAACAAGTCCTCCGATAATCTCAACGGCGCCCATTACCTACTACTTAGAAACAAAGCCCTTCGCACTCAGACGAAGGCCACCCGTAGGAGGAGGACTGAAGCTGGGTTGAATGACAACGGGCTCTGTTTGCGTCACTGATTTCAGCATCTCGCTATATGTCGCGGCCCTCTGCCATTCTACCGTTCTGGGATGAATCGTGCGTGCCCCCAGATTGTAAATATAGTGTATGCGGCTTTCATCTGATCGGTACTCACGTTGCAGATAGCCGCTTTGCGCCAATTGAAGGGCCCAGTCAAAGTCTTCGCCATGGGAAAGGTTCTTGAATGACATCATTTTTCCGACATCTGACAGAAGTACGTTGAGGTGATTGGGTGGACGCATAAAGACGTCTCCGATACACATGGGTCCATCCAGCGCATGAGCGATGGTATGCGTGAAGGTGTATTGGCTCATCTGCCCACGAAGTCGACAGCAGTGATACGACCCCTTGATTGTCTCCAGAGCATCTTCAAAGTAGGCCACGGTCAGCTCATCATCATCGTCCACAAAAGACATGTACTTTCCCTTTGCAGACTCCAATAGCTCCTGGCGCTTGGTGCCAATTGTCTTTTCACGATTGTCAAAGGACGGGCAAATTTCAATGCGAAGATCGGGACAGATCGCAAGACGGCGCTCGTGGATGCTACGAATGAGACCCTGCAAACGATCTTCGCGGCCCGGTATGGTGGGAATCAGAATACTCCAGTCAAACGCATATGTCTTTCGGGAGATATACATGTACATATCCTCTACCCAATATGTATTGTTTCTGGCATAGAGAGCATCCATGCGCTCTGGAAAGCCCGTTCCCGGATGTTCGTGGCGAATCAATACATATGGAATGTACGCACACTTGGACGCCAACTTTCCCTTGCAAAGATCTGTGAATTCCGTGTCGCAAAACAGGCTCTTGTAGGCAGGGTGATAGATGTGGCCGAATTCAGTATACATTGCTCTCCCCAGGATTGAGATTGTATTCAGCTTCGCCCCTTGGGTCCCGTCATTCACCCACAGAATACCATTTGTATCGGGGAACTTTGCCATCATATGTGACCGAAGGACATCGTCATATCCCTTGATTTGCGGACTCATATCATCCGACACGACCACGACAATGTCCCAGACCCACGAAATGGTGTCCATATCCGCATTGACGGCTTCAATCTTGGTCTTGTTGTTTCCGTAACAAATCTCTGTCCATGCAGCTGTATGCGTAACGTTCTTGATGGCATACTGAATCTCCGCAGGAGTCATGGTTGCATCGTCAGAGTCGCAAGATACGCAGACACCCAACAGATCAGGCCGGTTGGCAAGGTCAACATATTTCCGAAGGACGCTTAGAAATCGCGTTGGACGAGATCGCGTGGGGCACTTGAGGAGGATCCGCATTACACATTAGAAAGACGTTCTTTGAACGGTATTGCCCGAACTATCCTTGATATCAAACGTGAATGTGTACCCAAAGAGTGTCATCTTAGATCCACTCGTTGCCGTATTTGTGGATGAAGGTTGAGCGAAGGACGCGCAGTTGGTGCCCGCCGAGAAGAAGGAGGCGGCATCAGACGGCCCAATCATGCTAGGGTACGCATGTACGTTACAGACCGTGCCAGAGAACCCGCTCGCGTCACCCACAACAATGTCACCGGCTGCCGGACGAGGAACACCCGGAAGGACACAAGACTTGACGAGCTTGCCGTTAATGTAGACATCCAGATTGCGCTGGTAGACGACAACCGAGACCGCGAACCATGTCTGAAGAGGAACATTCTCCACCGTGCATGTGTAGCTGTCGCCCGTGGATGAGGTAGAGCTTGTGTCGCCAGGGTAAATGGAGACCGTTACATCCAGGCTATTGTCCGTCGGGTGAAGGGAAATGTCGGGGTTGCGGAAGGTCGGTGTTGTCGTGTCCTGGCGATAGAGAACGCTCTTCTTCTGCCCGAACTGATAATCCCAGTCCTTGATGTACATCCAAAACTGAACGCTATTGTCCGCACCCTGCGTAATCGGCGCACTTGCTGCAGTAATGACCTTCTTTAGTTTGCCATCCAAAGGTAGAGGTGCTTGATCGGGAACCGTGGGGGATCCAAGGACAGAGGTTCCCGGCTTTCCATACGCAGCGGCAACCGCATTGTAGATAAACAGCGCAGCAAGAAGAAGGACGACCAAGCCCACAATGGCTACAATGACTTTCATGATCACATTGAAAGCGTTGTAGCCCGTCGGAGCAGCACCCGGAAGGGGTTGTGAGGCAGAGGATCCCATTTATGTATCACTTACAAAGGAAGTTGTGGTAAGACACAATGGAAAAACGAATAGATCAACCTCCAAGATCACAACAAGTAATGTATTGTAACAACTGCGGGACACGAGGTCATCTCTTTCGGGCGTGCCGAGATCCGGTTTTATCGTGTGGGCTTATTCTTGCGGACAAATCTGCTCTTCCGATTGATCCGGCTACATCGACCCTGCTGATGATCCGGCGCAAAGACAGTATGAGCTTTGCGGAGTTTATGAGGGGAAAGTACGATCCCGCGGATTTGGAGTATGTTGGGCGCTTGGTTGGAAATATGACGATCTCCGAGCAGCGGATGATTACTGAGATGTCAATTGAAGAGATCTGGAAGAGCTTGTGGGGCGATGACCATTCAAACGGCGATTTGGCAGTGTCCAAGGCCAGATTTGCTCAGCTGAATTGGCCTGCACTCGTGGCAAATCACCCCTCCTCCTATGAAGAACCCGAGTGGGGATTTCCCAAGGGACGCAGAATTCGGGGGGAAAGTGATGTAGAGTGTGCGATCCGTGAGTTTGGTGAGGAGACGAATATTCCGCGCGATGCCTATCTTGTGCTGAAGAACATTCGGCTTGAAGAGACCTTTGAGGGACTGAATGGAATTACGTATCGGCACATCTACTTCGTGGCTCTGATCCAGCATCCGGAGATGGTTGATTTAGCTCAGCGCTTTACTCCAATGCAGCGCCGAGAGATCTCGGGCATTGCATGGAAGTCGTTTGACGAATGTTCTGCTCTGGTTCGCCCTCACCACGTCCAGCGAGGTGCCATGCTTAACGAGTTACGGAGTGTGGTCACGACCTTTGAAACTTAGGATGTGAAACGGAACCCCGCGAGGTAGACGGTAATGCAGTAAGACGCCACGCTAATCACAAACACCCACCACCACAGCGGGAACACAGTGGCTTCCCGATCGGTTGCCCCAAACGGGCGGATCCGTCCTTCACGCCCAAAGGCGACGGACGGCTTCAGGTACAGGAACCCTGCCATCAGAAACAGATATGTTGTCACCATCCACATACGATGGTTTCGTCGGGTCAGATCCATTGTATGAAGTAGTGTAAAAAGTTCCACACCAAACACAATGGGCGAATACGTGTTACCAAATAGGAGGGCGTTCTCAGACGCCATCACACGCCAGTTCATTAAGTCGGACTACCGGGCTAAGGACGTAGATCCGTTGGATGAGGAGGATAAGAACATTGATCTGTGTGCCAAACGAACGGGCACAGGCCGTGAGCTTTTTCCGTATCAAAAGATCATTCGCGACTACCTAAAAATAGAAACGCCGTATCGTGGGTTGCTGGTGTATCACGGTCTAGGATCGGGCAAGACATGCTCGTCTATTGCCGTGGCCGAATCGTTGCTGTCGACCAGCAAGGTCTATGTCATGGTTCCGGCGTCCTTGGAAGCCAACTTTCGGGAGGAGCTGCAGAAATGCGGCGACCCGGTGTATGCAGTGGAGAACCACTGGACGGTCCGCCAAATGTCAGATGAAGTGCGCAAGGTCGGACAACAGCTCGGCATCTCAGAGACATTCATGGACACGCACAATCGCATTTTTGTCACTACGCCGAGTCAGCAGCCGAATTTCGAGAGCTTGTCTACCGATGATAAGGCAGCAATCCGAGCGCAGATTGCCGATGTGCTGAACCAGCGCTTCAACTTTGTTCGCTACAATGGATTGACGCGGGCCAGTATTGGAGACTACACGAAGGAGGGAATGTATGATGATTCCGTGGTGATCGTGGACGAGGCCCACAACTTGATCTCTCGCGTCATTAACGAATCCGAAATCACAGGCAAGCTGTACGATGCGATCTACCGTGCTACTCGCTGCAAGGTGGTTCTGCTGTCGGGAACTCCAATCATTAACTCCCCCAACGAAATCGCCTACATGATGAACCTGCTGCGGGGTCCTATTGAGCGCATCACCATTCCCTTTCAGACCATTCCGACCTGGGACGAGGAGAAGATCACAAAGGCCTTTCGCAGTCTCCCCGAGATTGATACGATTGAGTTCAATGCACTGAAGAAGCAAGTATTGGTTACTCGCAATCCGCCTCAGTTCCGTTCCACGTATAACGGAGAAGGCGACCGCATTGCCGTTCAGTACATGAAGGACATGCCGTTCATTCCTCAGGCGGCGGACTGGGTTGCGTCGGTAAAGACCAAGATTGCGATGGAAGTGGGTGGAGGTGAGATTGCCACTGAACGTGTGACGACAGAGGAGTTTCAGTGCTTGCCCACGGACTATGAAGAGTTTGCAAAGCTGTTCATTGATGGACTGAACGTGAAGAACCCCATGTTGTTCCGTCGTCGTATTCAGGGATTGGTCTCGTACTTTAAGGGTGCGGACGAGCGCCTGCTGCCGAAGCGCGTTGAACTTGAGGATACTCTGGAAAAGGTCCCGATGTCCAAGGAGCAATTCACCCGCTATCTGGAAGTCCGCTGGATTGAAATGAAGATTGATTCTCGACGTGGTCGCAGCAAGCTGAATGAGAACCTTAGTACGTTCCGAGTACCCACTCGCCTTGTTTGCGATTATGCGTTGCCTCCTGACCTGAAGAAGCCTGATGCGGAAGAAGGGGCAACGGAGGACAATCCCACGAAGCTCTCTAGTGATGACATTCGCAGAAAGTTGTTGGCTGAGCCTGCTCGCTATCTCTCCGAGAAGGGCCTGGAAACATTCAGTCCCAAGATGCTGAGAATTCTGCAGAACATCAAGAAGTCCAAGGGTAAAAATCAGTTTGTCTATTCTCAGTATCGCTCGCTGGAGGGACTGGGTGTGCTGTCGGCTGTGCTGGAACACGCGGGGTGGCAGAGGTACAAGCTGTCTCATGCGGCAAACCAGTGGGTAGAGGATCCCGAGATGGACGATCGCCCGGCCTATACATTCTACACCGGCGAGGAGAAGGAGGAGGAGCGTGACCTGACCCGTCAGATTTTCAATGGAGTCTATTCCAATAACTTTCCATCGTCTCTCAAGGAGAGCGTGGAGAAGCGGGGCAAGAAGATCCTGAACGTGCTCATGGCTTCAGCATCGGGCGCAGAAGGAATTACTCTGAACAATGTTCGCCACGTCCACATCATGGAACCGCACTGGACGCCGGCTCGTCACGATCAGGTCATTGGCCGCGCTATTCGCATCTGCTCGCACGCGACGCTTCCCATGGAGGAGCGGACGGTCAAGGTCAGCTTTTACATTTCCGTCTTTACGGAGGACCAGATGAAATCCGCGGAGTACCCGAACATTGTGGCTATTCGTCGTAACGATATGGTCACAAAGCGCTATGAGGGCGATCCTGTGGAGACATTCATGTCCACCGATGAATACCTGTATGAGACGGCATTTGAAAAGGAGCGTATCGGTCAGCGCATGTCTCTGCTGCTGAAGGAATCGGCCGTGGATTGCGAGATCCATCGAAAGCTCCACTCTCGGGAGCGTCCTCAGGTGTCATGCATGCGGTTTGACACAACCACAACCGGAGAGGATCTGGCGTTCAGGCCGAATATCAAGAACGAAGACTTGGATGCCACCGTTCTGCGCAATACGTCCAAGAAGCACCGTCGTTTGCAGAAGGTGCTGATCAAGGGCATCTCGCTCATCATTGATCCAAATACAAAGGAAGTGTTTGATGGACCCGCATGGGACGATCACCAGCGTCTTCTGCGAATGGGCGTTATGACGTCCCCGACCTCTATACGATTTCTGCTTTAGCCGACTTCACATCCTCCAACCAAGCCGCACAGACCTCGTCCCACGTCTTGAACTTGTAGGCTGCGGCGGACTTCTTCATCTGGGGAAGAACGGCGATCATCTCCTCCATCCGATCGGCAAGATCCTTGAAGCTGAAGCTCGGGGCCCACAATCCAAGCGGCATCGTGCCCGAATAATAGACGCGATCACCGGGCTTGACAAACCCACACACCGTCTCGTCCATGAACGCACGATAGGTTCCAATGTCCGTGACAATCTGCGGTGCACCCGTATACAGATGCTCAATCTGACAGAGCCCGAATCCCTCTCCATCGGAAGTGTTCACGCCAATGTCTGCAGCATTGTAAATCTCGTTAATGGCCGAGTCGGGCACGGCCTTGGCTGACGTATCCACCAGCATCAGTCGCTTGGCGAAATCCTCAGGCTTGAGACCACGACGCTCAAGCTCCACCGTGAAGATCCGGCTAATGTCGTAGTAGGCCCCCTGCTGAGCATTGAGACCCGTGACAATCATAAAGTAATACGGTTTTGTGGTATCACGAGCAATCAGATCCACAAATCCCATGACGGCAAGATCATGACGCTTGCGCTGGCTGTTACGGTTCGCATTCACCATCAGAACCGCATTGAACGGCAGGCCCATGGTGGCCCGAATATTGGTGCGGGTCGTCTCCGGCAGTTTGGAAAACATGGTCTTATCCACGGCATTCTCCAGTGTGCGCACATCCGGAAAGTCACCGTATCCCTTGAAGACCTCCGTCCAATACTGCGTGAAGCAATACACGCGGTGGGCGTTCTTGCGGATCGTATCGGCCAGGGCGGGCGCAATTCCCTCGTAGACCTGATCCACATAGACCCACAGCTTGTACGGAGAGACATCCTTCTCATACTTCATGGCCTCCACAAAGCGGTGAATAATCAGGGGATCATTGTAGATCATGACGACATCCGGGTTCACCATCTCCAGATACTCGTGGATCTTGTTGAATCCAAAGCCCTCCTCCTTCGGATCCTCATTGGCCGCTGCATCATAGGCAATGACACCTGCCGGCACCGTGCGGATATTGCCGCGAGACGGATGGCGCTGAAATCCAAAATGATACGTCTTGACACCCACCGACGAGAGCTTGCTAAGCTGCTTGAGAAGATTGATGACGACCTTGGAGTACCCCGTCGTCTGATCTACGTGGGTGCTGATAAGAACGAACCGCATTGTAGGAATTACATCATTTCTCCGTAAATAACAAATGCCGGTCTTACGTCCGTCTGGTTCGGATTTTACTTCATTCGTGAAGGCCAGCGCTCAATACGTTCCGGCCGGTGGTGCCGGTAAAGCGTCCAAATCGGCCGGCGGTGGCGTGGTCGTTGCGAGCTTAGGCGCAGTTGCCAAGGCGTCCGTCGTCGCCATTCGGGCATCTCCCAGCACCAGCACGCTGATACTTCCATACATCAACAAACCGGGTGTGGACGTTGCGAAGCCAGTTGCAACACCTTCTGGAACAGGCTATTCTGTTATAGTATATGACTCTGCAAATCGTATCTATTTAGCCGATAGCAATTTGACCTCATTCACTCTCGTGACTCCAACGGCTTCAACCGTAACTAATTCAATTTTTGGGTGCAGTGACGGACTTATCCGATTTGTATCTGGAACAACGTGGCTTTCAGGGGTTGCAAAGATTTTGTATAAATCAACCGATAATTGTGTAACCTGGACGAGAATAAATAATGGAACTAGTTGGCCGAATAGTATATCAGGTATTTATTCGGCGGATACAACTGCAACAACTATCTATGTTCAAACATATGCATATATTTACAGAACGACGAATGGAGGAACAACATGGACTCAGCTAAAGTACTTAACTCCAGATGCTTCCAGTGTCAACTTCTGTGTGCAGGGTAGTAATATCGTGTCTATTGGTATATATAATGATACCTCTAACACCAACGGAGGAGTATGGTCGTCGACAGATGGCGGAACTACATTTAGCAAGACAAATTTGGGGTTTACTTCGGGTAAATTCTATGGCATGGATGTGATATACTTCGATGGTAAATTTTGTTCCTTCATGGACGATGGTACTTCAACGTATAAGTGCACGTCTTCGGATGGAGTCACATGGACGAAAACAACAGTAGCTACTCCATATTTCTTTGTTCGCGGAACAGTAAGAGATCCGGTTTCGGGGATAATCGTTATAGCTGTAACGAACGATGGAAGTGGTGTTGCTAGCGTATATTCGACAGACGGTGGAAATACATGGACTGCGGGTACCGGTTCTATAGTTGGGAAATCTGCAGGGAATACCACTATGTCGAGATTAAGCTATTGCGGAAATGTATTCCATTATACCGGAACCATGTTTATCTTACGCTGTTATGATGGGTCTATACATACAAGTCTAAATGGAAAGGTCTGGTCGATCGCAACAGTCTCGCCTGCGGGCAATACATTGTCAGGGTTTGGCATTGCCTATAATGATGGTACGAACCAAATCCGTTGAAGTGTCAAATGATGTATATGAAACATGAAGCAGGCCAGAACAACCGCAGTATCACATCATTTCTCCGTAAATAACAAATGCAAGTCAATTCAGCCCAAGACTATCTCACTCAGCAGAAGCGCCAGATCATTGCCAAGTCGCTGGCGGTTGCTCCTCCGCCCCAGAAGCGCAGAACGAACGCCCAGTACATTGGTGTGCTCGGCAACAAGTCGCAGCAGTACACGCGGTTTGTCGGCGGAATGGGCATCAATGCATATTACCCGGCCGTGCTGGGAAAGACCTACACATCATCCTGCTGTGTGCCAGTCAATACTGCGACTACGACCTATTTAGTCTAATCTCATTAGTAACACAATATGCCGGGTGGTCTCATCCAATTGGTTGCCATTGGAGCACAGAACGAACTCGTGAATGGAAGCCCATCCATGACACATTTCCGAGCCGTCTATAGGCGGCACACGAACTTTGCCATGGAGTCAATTCGAATGACCTTTACCAGTTCCAACCTGAGTTTTGACCAAACAACGACCCGGACAATTCCGTGCCGAATTGACCGATATGCACAGCTGCTTCACGATACCTACCTGGTAGTGACGCTGCCCGATATCTGGTCTCCCCTTTCTTACCTCGGGTCCGCGGCGCCGCCGACGGGCTACGATCAGAGATCCAACTCCATTGGCTACGAGTTTCAGTGGATTGATAACATCGGCTACAATCTGATCGATCATGTGGAGATCACGGCCAACGGTCAGGTTCTTCAGCGCCTCACGGGCGAATGGTTGAAGTTCTATTCGTACCTGACCCACGATCCCAACAAGCGCAAGTTGGTGGACCAGATGGTCGGCAATCTTCCCGAGATGAATGACCCAGCCAATGCGTACGATCGGTTGGGACAGTACCCTCATGCAGTGACGCCGGCGAATCAGCCTGGTGGTGTTCCCAATACGCTGACCCCCGAGCCGTCTATCCGCTCTCGGCAGCTGGTGATCCCCCTCCACTTTTGGTTCTGCGAGAATCCGGGCATGGCCCTTCCTCTGGTCAGCATGCAGAACTCCGATGTCTTTATTAACGTCACATATCGGCCCCTCAATCAGCTGTATACTGTCATTGATGTGAATCCGACCTCGGCAACCTACGGCACTCGCATTCGGCCGACGGGAGCGGGCTTTAATCCTCTGCTTCCGAATGCCCCGTACGATGGAATTGGTCGGTTTCTGAGCCCACCGAACCTTGATGGCAGTTCGTCGAACACTGCGCTGACGACATTCTTTCCCGATCCCTACCTGGAAGGAAACTTCATCTACCTGACGGAGATGGAAATGGCGCAGCTGGCCAGTGCGGATCAGACATTCTTGGTCAAGACCGTCACGTATACCAACAATCCCGGTCAATACGG